ATCGCCACTGGCAATACCTTTTAGATCCAACTGCTGTAGTGCTGGCAAGGCAGCTCCGAGGGTCTCGGATGCCTCATTCAAGCCCACCGACGCCAATAAATCTGGCGCTGCGGTCATTAAGCTTGAAACATCACCGCTGGCAATACCTTTTAGATCCAACTGCTTTAATGCAGGTAAGGCAGCACTCAACGCCGTTGATACTTGCTCAAAGCCAGCTGATTTAAGTAGCTCAGGCGCGATGTCAACGACCTGACTTAAATCACCCTCAATTACCCCAGCAAGATCTAATTGTGAAAGTGCGGGAATATGCTGTGCTAAAGTTTGCGAAGCGGCAGAGAGATCAACGGCTTTAAGCAATTCAGGGGCAACCTCTTGAAGACTGCTCAAATCCCCGGCCATGACCGCAGAAATATCGACCTGTTGAAGCGCTGGTAGCGCATTTTCGAGAGTCTGCGCTGCACTCGACATATCTAGTGCATTAAGCACTTCTGGGGCTGCATCTACTAAGCTTGATAAGTCACTGCTAAAGATTTCTTTAACATTGAGTGCCTCAACTACTGGAAGTGCACCTTCTAGCGTTTTTGCTGCATCAGATAAATCAAATGCATTCAATATTTTCGGTGCTGCACTGACTAAACTTGTCAGATCGCCTTCCAACACATCTTTCACATTCACTGACGAAATTGCGGGAAGCGTTTGTTCAACAATGGTACTCGCCTCATGCATACCCAATGAATCGAGCACTTTTGGCGCACTTTGAACAAACGTGTTTAAGTCTTGGCTAAATGCCGCATCGTTGCTGCTCTGTGATAAGCTGTTTGTTGCACTATCAAGGTACTCATTTAACTGTGTCACCCCAAGTGCATCAACCAATACAGGCGCGGCTTGTTGAATACTTTCTAGCTGCAAAGCCAGTGTGCTCTGCGCTTCTGAACTCGATACCTGAGCTGTGGCAGTTGCCAAAGACTCACTTAAAGCATTGAGTGGCAGGTTATTAAATAATTTAGGGATAGCGACTTGTAACTCTGCTAAGTCGCTACTCGCTGCGGTTTGCAACTGTTGAAAATCCAAAGCGGAAACTTGCTGAGCCAACGCTTTGATAGCGCCACTTAGGCCAGTACCGTCACCAATTTTAGCATCTACTTGTGCTTTTAAAGTTTCTGACTCTTGCTCAGTTTGCGCCGCAGCTAGCACCTGCGCGCTCTGTGTCACGGCATGATTAGACTTCGCCTGTGCAGTTGAAAATTGCGTCAAATGCGTTGAAATTACTTGGCTGGTATTGCCAAGCAATTGGTTCACATTCACATTCGCCAATTGCGAAATTACAGCCTGTAATGCGTTAGTATCTAAAGGCTTTTGCGCTTTGACTAAATTAGCCAGCATACTGCCTAATTGAACATTCGGATCAACCTGATCCTGCTTAGGAAGGCGGTACTTTACTTTGTTCTTTGAACGGTCTTTAACAGACGATTCGTGATGTTTCATAATAATACCTAGGAAGAGAAATAAGCGGGAATTTATTGATTGCGCACCACCACAGGTGGCAGCACGCCAAGGTTGATAGCTCAAGACCCTAAAACTGCGCTTAAGTCCTTGAGCTATCAAACTTGCGCTGGTGAAAAAAGGCGGGTTACCCCGCCTCTGTTGCTTCTTTATAATCAACCGCTGCCTCGAACCACTCGATGAGTTCATCCTCGGTCAGCGCATTGAGTTCTTGCAAGCCCCACCCTGTGTACTTAGCCAGGGCAATCACCATTGCTTTTAGACGCTTGGGCGGGATACGAGAAAAGCCTGGAGCGCCTCACGCAACTTCACGAAGTCGCTCCAGTCTAGTTCTTCGATGATATCGGGAGACACTTCACACAGGTGTGAGAAGTAACGGATCTCGCTTTCTGATTCGCTGATATCCGCTTTATCAACCATTAACCGATCGCGCACTTTAGGTCGTCTCATATTTAGTTCTGCATACTCATGCCCATCGACCGTAACAGGGAAAGTCAGTTTAATGATTTCAGTCATAGATTAAGCTCCGATTGTCTTGCGTAGGTTCGCCATATGGTCAACACCCGCGATTTCGCGGATATCGTTGTATAGGTCGATGTTGTAGATAACTTCGTTGTTAATTTCTAGCTTGTACTTTTGAACAGCGTATTGCAGCGTCATTTTCGCTTCTTCGCCGTCTTTCCAGCTACCCATGTCAACTTCTTTGAAGAAGCCATGAAGAGTAACAACGACTGGCTCTGGTGCAGCGCCTTGCTTTTGGATAGCGCCACGAGCAGTTAGATTGATCGTTCTGCCTGTACCACCCCAGTCACCAAGAAGCTTCAGTACATCAGCGTTGTACTCAAGTAACGTGATTGAACCTTCTAGCTTTTCAAGTTGGCCAACATCTAGCTCGATTGGCGCTTGGAAGCCTGAAGTTACTTCACGTGTTTTAACCGTCACTTTTGGTAGTGAGATTTCGTCTGCAACGCCAAGGTAACCCTTACCATCTACAAACAGCTTTGATTTTTTTAGGATTTTTGGAGACATTGCCATTATACGATTTCCTCTAGGTAGTTGTTAGTTAGAATGCTCTTGAACGTGATGTGCTCAGCTGGTGTTGGTGGTGTGAAGTCAAAGCTGAAGTACACTTTACCCGCTTGAATGTTTTCAGGCGTATTTAGGTCTTCATCAGCCCAAATTTGACCACCTAAAATGGCACCTTGTGCTTTCAAGCTGTCTAGATAAGCTTGAACACTTTCAGTTACATCTTTGATGTAAGTTGAAGTGATATTGCGGTCAACAGCCCACATATGCGCACGAAGTAGCGAGTCATTGATCATGTCCGCTGTACGTACCACAGATAGGAAAGCCCATTTAGGATCCGTAGAGCATGTACGGTTACCCCATAGCTTGAAGCCATTTTGACGAATGATTGTTGACACTTCTTTTTCGTTTAGTAAGTTAGCTCGTGCGTTTTTATCACCAAGCTGGAAGTCAACTGGACGAGCTGTACCTACAATGCCATTCATCGCAGTGTTACTTGGGCTCCACCAGAAACCACGGTCGTTATCTGACTTAGCAATCATACCCGCAACGCGCGCAGATGCTGGTTCGTTAACGAGTACACCCTCTTTGAATACTTTTACGTGCGGGTCAACAACGAAAATACGACGTGATGAGCAGTCACCACGGTAAGTGATAGCGTCTGCATCGTTCGTATTTGGACCATCTGCAATGATAACTGCACGTAAACGCTCAGCAATACCTACTAGTTCTGCAACAACAGGGTTTGCAGCACCAGAAGGACGTTGATGAGTATAGCCTGGAGCCACTAGGATACGCGGCGTAACACCTAATACAGACTCTGCGCCCAAGAATGCATATGCACCTTCGTAGCCACCGTCAGCAGCAACGCCACCTTGGATGTTAGTCATAACTGCATTTTCATCAGCACCATCAACACGAACAACAACGACTACTGCGCCCGCTTGGTCAAAAATACCGTCAATTGCAGCAGGTAGTGTACCCTCTGTTCCCAACAACGCAGCTTCAGCGCGTTTACCAGCAATTAAAACCGGTGTGTTAAGTGGAAATTTATCAGCATCTGCTGCCGGAGCAGTACCAATCAGACCGATTACTGAGCTTTTTACTGTTTTAATAGGGCGCGTGCCAGATTGCGCCTCGATGACTTCTACACCGTGTAGAAATTGCGACATAGATATCTCCTTTAAAGGTATGTCAATTAGCTAATAAAAAAGCCATGAAACGCATCCTGATTTTACAAGTGCGTTAACATGGCTTAAGTTGAATTTATGTCTGCTTTATCAGAGCAGAGATAAGGATTTGAGAAGAGTTGAACAAAAAGTCAACTGTGATGCTTTAGAGCTTGATCCCTTCTATGGTGACAGGCTCATTATTTATGAGGTAAAGACCCTCAATCGTAATATCTAATTTGCCCTCGCCAGCTGGGTGTACAGACACCCCCTCCAAGCGAAAACGTGGTTCCCATTTATCTAATGCATTTGCAATAGACATGGTAATATCGCCCACTAAATTGTGAGAAAATGGACTATCTAATAGTTCAAATAGGCCACAACCATAGTCACGTCGCATGACACGACTGCCCAGAGGTGTCGTGACAATATCGCGAATGCTTTGTTTCAGGTGCTCAACGCCACCCAAAGGTTTGCCTGTTTCGGCATTCATGCCAATCATTATTTATCCTCCGACGGTAAAACTCCCTACCCCAATAGCGATTTTAGCGCCACAATTGGTAGGGTCTCCAAGTCTTGCAACTGCTTTGCCCCCAATGGTAAATGAGGATGCACCCGCTGCAACAACCATCCCTGAATGCTTCACCTTAGGGTCAGGTATATAGACATGTTCACTCACACTGTCACCCACCCGTAATACTGGCACACCACCCACGGTAAACTTAGGTCCAGAAGCGGAAATAGTGCCTGGTGCAAACCCTGCGTGAACATCTGTAATCGCGCCATCGACTGAAATTGCAGGCATAATTTATCCTCCTTGCGCGGCAATGGTCGCACCATCTAATTTTAAAGTGCCCGTTGCTTTCACTGCCATTCCAGCTTTTGATTCAACAAGCGCTTCTGCTTCAGAGGTTACCGTAATCCCGCCTTGCTCAGTCGTGATTGCCATTGCGCCTTTTTTAGCAACAATGTTGGTGCCATCATCCGTTGAAGTAATATTCACTGACTTTCCCTGCAGATTGAGTGCTTCAAGTGCTGTAATAGACACATTTTTTTCACCCAATACCTGTGTTTCACCCAAAACTTTCACGTCAGCATTGTTACCCACATGAATCGATGCATTGTTTTGGCATTCGATGTTTATGTCTCCACCTGAGTAAATATTGATTTTGGCGGGAGCTTCATCTTCCCCAGAAGGTACAAAAATATCATAGGCATGATTTTCTCGGTCATACTGAACTATGGCACCGTCTTGATAACGAGTACGCTGTACATGCTCTCTAGATTCAGGGGCCACAGCTTGCAACGCCTGAACTAAACTTCCGCCCGCACTTGTCGCATCGGTTACACGTGTCATCTTATGATGGGGTTGTTGATGCGAATTGGCATATAAGCTACCCAAAACAACGCCTTGTGCAGTATCACCACATGGCGAGAGCACTATGACTTGTTCGCCCACTTCGGGAGCCTGCCACGTCATGTCCTGCGCTGCTTGACTAGTAAGCCATGGCAGTTTCGCGGTCAGCCACTCCCCTATTCGCACTGTCACCCTAGCTAATTCGTAATCCACTTCCTCCACTGTACCCACGGAGATAAGCTTGGCAAAGCGATGCTGTAAATCTGAGGCGGCCAGTTCTGACTGCTGTCGATTAACTAACATATTTCCTCCTAAGCAGGTGTGGTCGTCTTGCTGATTAGCGTGTATTCGCCCCCTTTCGGGCCTAGATATACTTCTTTGACTTCTGGTCCGGCCGGTCATCAGGGTATTCCACTTGATAATAAAATGCCCACTCAAGCGAAGCTTTCGCTAGCGTCGTGCTGACTTGATGACTGAATGTAAAGTCACTTTTCTCAGCAATAAAGTGCTGCCAATAGGTGGGCATTTCGTCCACCATCACAAGTGCCTCACACTGGCTTATCAACTGGTCAAGTCTTTGCAACAGCTGTGCGTTATCGGCATCTTCCAACTCAATTTCTAGCTGCAATTGCAACACTCTTCTATCGAGCGAATTTGGACTGAGGTTTTTGTTATACGACGGTCCATACGTCACGCCTTTGTCGGCGCCTTTGGCCTGCAGTTCACTGGCTTGACGTTCGCCTAGCAGCTTGACTGTCAGTTGGGCTTGCTGCGTCAGATCTGGGTAGGGTTGTGTGGCTTTTAACAGCCCCACTTGTGCCACCCCTTGAAGTCCAGATGATAAGCATTCAAGCACCTTATTAATTAAGGTACATCTTTGCATGAGGTTAATTACTCTTTAAAGTTAAAACTTGTGATGGTTGTGACTCGTGGGAAGCAAGTGAGTCGAGAAGGACGAAATGCCCAAAAACGTTAAGCTGGAAATGGATAACGTGCTTTAATATTTGCGACGCAAGTTAACCAAGCCTGCTTATTTTCTTCTGTTTGATCATACTGCCACTCCATATACAGAGGATCAGATTCAACTGCATAGGCAATACGTCGAGCTTCCAACGCCTCGTCACGGGAGTAGATAAAAGTTAATTCACCAAGTGGAATATCAATTTCATTGTGCTCAAGAAAATGGGCAATTTGCGCAGCACTCCAAATCTCTCCTATGGAAGCTATGAGCGCATCATTGTGTTTTATTTGCATAGTATTTATTCCTTATCACATCACCTGACTATGGCGTCAATTCAGCTCGCAATTGCGAAATAGCAGAGGACACATCAGAAGGCTTAGCAAATTCTGGGTAAACGCCCCAACCCGCTTTGTCAAAATCAACATAGCCGCTGACTGTGCCAAATAAACAAATTAACGCTTCGCCCTCTTCGAGCATCGACGCGGATAGCGCAAGCTTATTGTGCGGCCCGTAAAATGACTTGGTTGGACTATCAGCTTTTTGATGATAACCAAGTAATTGCCATCCATTACTATAGTCTTTCACGGCTTGCATTGATCCCTCAACACTGCCTGACAGCAATTTGAAATAACAGCCTGATGATAGCGCACCTTGCTGGAAGCCTGTCCAATAGTTGTTATCTATTCGCGCCGGATGGGCGGCATTATCTCGTTTCCACTTTAAACGTAAGATATGAAATGGCGTGTTGACATAGCTGTTGTAAACATTAGTGCGAAAGTCTTGTGCAACCCCCCTACCAGTATGATCAGTATCATTAGCAGCCGCGGCGTAAATAGTCGCTTCTTTGATTACCTCAAATCGCTCAAGTCCAATAGTCGTAAAGCCTTTAATCGCCGTGCCATTGTCATTGGGTTCCATTTTTTGATTTTTACTTAATAAGATATGGGAAAGCTCAGCGCGGGCACCACCCATATAATTATCGAATTTAGTTTCTGCAGACTGAATAGCTGCGTTAAGTACACCTAAATGTGCGTTAACCGTTTCACTCATCGCATTTGCTCGCGCCGCGACATGGGTGAGTCTTTCAGTTATGCTCATATTATCTTCAGACATGATAGTTCCTGCCGTTTATTGGCTTTACAAAATAGTAAAGCCACATCATGATTCGTGTTTACTCAGCTAAAATTGGCCAAGTCACCTCTTGGGGGCTTGCAAATTTCTCAGGTAAATCACGTAGAGCTTGGCGGTAAGTTGCCAATTCCGTAGGTACAGCTTGTGAAGCTTCTAAGGCTAATAGTACCTTTAAGTCCGATGCTGCCAGCAAATTATCACGCTGCGATCTCACCGTCACCCAAGATATGTCTTCACCATGAGGCTCAGTTACCATATTATTTTCCATAGGTTATTGCTCCCAAGTTGGTGCTGTTTGAGAAATTCTGTCAGCGCAAGGGCGACCATTCACTGAGCTGTATTCACATTTGGCTAAGAAAGCACGTGTCGAACCACAATGAGGACGCGTGTCTACTTTTAATGTCACTCGAGCACGACCATTGTTATAGCCTTTGTTGATTTGCCTAAAGAACACTGTTAGGGTTTTTCCCACATCTGCAGAAGTGATGGGGATTTCACGTGGCTCTTCACCGGGTTCAGAGATGTACAAACTAATTGCACCACTGTTCATCACCTTCTTCACTTCAATATGTGCAGATACACAATCTTGTTGTGATGTTCCATTAATGACAATATGATCACCATAAGAGGCCATACCTCTGTGTGACATGACAAAGTCACAGTTAAAAGTATCACCATCATAGCCAAAGGACTCTCCGACATTTTGTGCGTCGAATTCAATTAAATTGATGTAGTATGGAGGTTGTGGGTTAGCACATGTAGGGAAGCTAGAATCAGGACCATCAGATGCGGCCGTATATCCACCTGCACTTAAAGTTGATTTAAAAGCAAACCGCTTAATCAAGCCTTCTTGGAAAACATCTAAACCATTGATTGTTTCAACAATGCCATTTTTAAGATTGGTAAAATGCGTATTTAAGTCACTTTTTGCTTGAGTGACTTTAGTATCTACTTCTGCGGTTTTAGCATTTAGTGTCGAGTTAATATTGTCAATTTGACCTTGAACTGTGTTGCAAAGCGCATTTGAGCGTGTAACTACAGCAGTTAATTGTTCCGTAATTGTTGTATGTTCGTTTGACATGGTTTCTCTCTAATTTATGATTGTGCGTTTTCTAAAGCGAGTAGTCTAAGTTCTTGGTTTAATTGACGGTGCATTGTGTCTAGCTGCACTAAAGTAATATCTGCAAGCTCGTTATCTAACAGCATATTGAAGTTATCTACACCTGGTTTTACTTCAACGCTATTGGAAGGTAATTGCGCAAGACTCAACGTGACACTTTGTAAAATCTTTACATCCGGTGTTCTATAACCTAACGTGCGGTTTGGCTCAGAATACACACCCAATAAAATTAAGTTGTTGTCACTGCCCACTGGCTCATCGATTTGAATAAAAACGCCAACTTCTCTGATTGCATATTCAGGGGCTGAAATCTTTTTATCGAACAGGGCCACAACTGTAACTTGATGGTTTTCATCCGTCTCATAGTTATCATCACGAATGGGCTGAAGTTCTCTAAGATTTTGCAAGCTCGTTTGCGTTTGAGTTGGTGTATAGCTTGCGTCACCAAACGCCATATGACTTATTTGCGCTTTTTTACCATTGGCTTTTGCCGCTAATAAAGCATCTAAGCCAACTTGGGTAAACTGCAATGTTAATGCAGACATTAAGCAGCTCCTTGTAAGTTAAAATGTTGATAAATTATTTGCCGCGTAACGTTCACTAAATACTCATTCCCAATGCCGTTACTCGGTAAAATCCCTTGTCCTGCAACACTGATATGTGTTGCTTGTGAGCTATGCAAAGCGCCACTCACACAATAAGCTTTGTGCATTTTCTCTGGTTTCACACCATTGGCCGCAACAATGTAATGACCAGATTGATGTGAATTTGTCGCACCACAAACCGAACTAACGCCTGTGGGCTTTGGGGGTAGAACGCCCTTGCCTGATATGGCTAAAGAACCTGATTGGAACGTTTCTGCGGCTCCGATTGATGCCGTATGTTGCTTAAACTTAGGCGGTTTAACACCAACTCCATGAGGCGCATCAATACGTTTAAAAACCGCTGAGGACACAGCGCCCACAACACCAACTTGCTCTGTAAATGCCAGTCCCAGTTGTACGTCAATGTGAATCGAGCCACGCTTTACTGACTCAACAATACGGCGAACACGCTTTAACATTTGGGGGGTCAGCATTCCTTGCTGGTACTCATCCAAATTACTATTTATAAGCGCCCAAACTTGTACCGTGCCACGCGGCAATTCGTCGAGATTTTCTCCCTGCCACCACTCTCTAATTTCCGTTTTAATATTGAGGCTATCGAGCGCTTTTTGTAGAGCGAATGGCGTGCCTTTGACTTGGTGAACGGCAAATGCATCACTTATCACCTGTCGCTTAAGTTCTTCATTCCAACTTTCATCCCATTCATCAACGGATACCGACCATGCCAACCAGGGCAATAGTGGTGTCGGGCAAAGAAACGGGTCCCAAAGACTTGAAATCAGTAGCCGAGCATCATTGAGCACGCAAGCAGATTTCAGCTGAGTTCTTTTTTGAGTATCTGCTGCACTCGGATCCCAACTCTCGATGGCAAGCTGCGCTGCCATTGCATTTAATTGTGCGTCATGACAAAACTCTGGGAAATCGATTAACGCAAGTAGATGCTTAGTTTGACTCTGTAATAACAGTTCAGGATTAACTAGTACTTCTGATGGCGGCATGTAACATAACTTTGCCAACCAAACCAGTTGCGCATCGCTGCGTGAAGATAACCTCAGTAGTGAGATCAATAACTGGCGAACCGAATTATTCGGTACCAACACATCACTTAATGCTTTGGTCAGTATGGTGGCATTTGAGGGCAGTAACTTATTCATAGACGTTTTCCATCGTTACTGTCACAGACTCACAGTATGGTGCTTCTGTTGGTAAAACGAGGACATCGCTCACAGGGCTTATCAGCGTCACATCTTCAACACCAGATTGATGCAGTGCCGCATAAATACCTGCTCGAGTCACTTTTTTACCGAGATATTGTCTAGATTTACAATATTCCAATACAGCTTGCTTAGCTGTCGTTACTAGCGTCTCACCTGAAGGACCATATAAAATTGACAACTCTGCTTGTACCGTAAACGGTTTAATGTGCGCCTTGTTGACGACTACCCGGTCGCCTAAAGGCCTTACTTTAGAGGCTACTTCGTCGACTTTGGGTTGCGCTCTTCCTTGAGCCGCAAAATACTTCTGAACAGATTCAATTAATGCATCGCTCGCATAACCATTGCCAACATGGCTTAATATGGTTAGTACAATGTCACATGGCTCTGGACTATGTACTGCCACATCTTTAATCTCAGCGTCACAAGACATCGTATGATAGATATATGACTCACTACTTCCCGCCGTATTCAACCCATCAAAGGCCAATTGAACGCGTTGCTTAAATGCAGTATCGGATTCATATGGCTGCGTTTTTCGCGTTATATTGTATCTAGCAGCAATCGCATCTAAATCATGCCCTTGCGCTGAAGCTAGCATGTTTCCTGTCACAGCATCATTGATATTCTGCGCTTGTAAAATTTGTTGATAAGCTAAAGTCTGCAGTAGCATTGCCACCGGATCACTTTCCAGTGAAAGTGCAGCTTCATATTGCGGGTTGTCTTGCAAAAACTGCGCTTTTAATTGCTCATATAAAACTTCAAAATCGAGCGATTTAATTAAATCAGGAACAGGTACTTTAGATAAGTCCAATTTAGTGAAACCACTCATAATTCTTCTTCCTTAAATAAAAAAACCACACTGTAATTAGTGTGGGTTTTGATTCATGGGATAACTGTGTAAGCTTTTACAAGCTTAGGCATATGTTACTGATTTTAAGGGTTTAAAACAGGTCATTCTTGACCGCCTTAAATCAGCAATAAATCCCCCAAATAAAAAAGCCACATTCGCTTATATTTTAACAAGCTGTGTGGCTTTTAACTTAATTTCATTAGGCGTTAAACTTCCCTCAAGTTTAGGTGTATTTTACTGATTTTAATGCTTTAAAACAGGTCATTATTGACCGCCTTAAATCAGCAATCCCCCCCCCCAAATAGAAAAGCCACATTCGCTTATATTTTAACAAGCTATGTGGCTTTTAACTTAATTTCATTGGGTGTTAGGCTTTTCTCAAGCTTAGGAGTATTTTACTGATTTTAAGGCTTTAAAACAGGTCATTCCTGACCGCCTTAAATCAGCGATAAATACCCCAAATAAAAAAGCCACATTCGCTTATATTTTAACAAGCTACGTGGCTTTTAAATCAATTTATATTTTGTGTTAGGCTTTTTCAAGCTTAGGGATATTTTACTGATTTTAAGGCTTTAAAACAGGTCATTCCTGACCGCCTTAAATCAGCGATAAATACCCCAAATAAAAAAGCCACATTCGCTTATGTTTTAACAAGCTATGTGGCTTTTAAATCAATTTAGATTTTGTGTTAGGCTTTTCTCAAGCTTAGGTATATTTTACTGATTTTAAGGTTCTAAAACAGGTCATTCGTGACCTATTTACAATAATAAATCAAAACCCTAAAACTCAATAAAAGAAACCCACTCGGTATGGCCAAGCGGGTTTTGGTTGTGGAATAACAGTTCTGCTGCTTTCTCAAGCAATATTGATACTAACCCGTTTATTGGGAATAAAACGGGTCATTGTGCAGGTTTTACAATGAAATATTTACATCAAACTCAAAATCATCTAGCTCAGCTTGCGTTGTAAACTCAGCAATAATGACTTCTGCTTCATCACTTGCTTTTCGTAATTGCTCGCGCTTAGCCAATAACTCTTGCAATTGAGACTTGCTCAGTCCCAGCGCGGCTTGATCGCCAGATAATTCCGCAATCAACATATGCTCTTGTGCTTTTTGCACACGCCATTGTTCATTACCTAACTTATTAAATACAGCTTCTTTAATCTCTTGAAGCTTGTCTACCTTTGACGCCTCAAACCTTTCCTCTGCGAGTAAGATCTTTTGAGCTTCATAGGTTTGCTTGAAATCAGCCACTGTCGTGTCATTCCACGCAACCCCTGTTTGAGGGTGTACTAACCAATAGTTACCATCAATCTTCATGCCTTTATCGGCAAAATATTCACAACTCATAATTTCTCCTTAAAATGCGCGACAAGTACGGCCAAGGCCATATTGGTTATAGGTATAGTGCTCGTTAAGAATCCCGGCACCTGAGTAAGGGTTAATACAACTGATCGCGCCACCTAATATGCCGCAATCGTAACCTGCATGGTACGCTCGTGCTTGGTATGAATACATGCCCAGCAGCTCACCATCAAAGGTTTCAAGCACCACTTTTACCTCCGAATCTGGAGAATATGTACCGTTTGCATTCTGAGCCTTGTAGTGACCCGAGCTATTACTAAAGAAGTAGTTAATCGGCTCTAGGCGTTTGGCTTGTGTAAAACGATAGTGCACACTATATTTGTGCTCCCCCATTTTCGTGACACCATTGTAGCGACCAAAGAAGCCATAGTAGCTCGTGCCATAGCCAGATACCGTAGTTTCAGAATGATTGTAACTATTGATGCCATATGGCCATTGCATATTGTGATAGATAAACTTAACAACCGTGAAATCGCCAGCATCAACATAGGCTTGAAGTTCTTCTGCATTGGCGATGGCTGTATTTGTCACGATATTCCCATCGCGGTACTTCTCAACTAATACAGATGTGCCTTCATCCACCATAACCAAGCAATGCTTAGTATTATCATACAATACACCCACTTCATTGTAATTGTGACTGGTTAAAGTACTCACTCCAAACTGATCTGTTGCATTTAAGTTCAACTTAGGCTTGGTAATAGAAGTAAAACCAGATGATTTACAGAATACGCCACCATAGTTAGCCACGGCTGTAGTCTGAGAGTCCTGTGTACTGTAAACAATCTCATATTGAATATCCGCAGAGTTATTTTTACTTGCCAGAGGGATATATGCGCTGGTGCCATAGTAGTAGATTTTACTGGCTGGATTTTGCTCAAATGCATTTGAGTAAATAAAACTGGTGTGCGTGGTGGTTTTTTCTGCACCATTGGCACTCAATTTTAAAAACTCTAGGCGACATTGCTCTGTGTTTGCATTATGCGTAAAACCGGGTCTAACAACATGTGTTTCACCGTTACTGTCATACACTGCAAATACAGGCGTCGATCTACGGTTATTCGCCGACGTACTAACACTGTCAATAGGCGTCATTGGCATCAAAGGCCTAATTTGCAATGAATTATTTGTCGTCTGTAAAGACTCTACTCGATTTAAGTTGGGAGCCATCGCATCCAACAAGTCAAGTTTAGATGACTTATTTCCTAAGTCGGTGCTAGTTTGAGTCAACGACTCAGTCGCTGTTTGTAATGCAGCGCCCGTTGATTGCGAGACCTGCTGAAGTGCACTAGTCGCATCATTAATATGTGACTCAGCAACTGCAACAACAGCCTGTTCAAGCTTTGTGTTGTCAGTCAATTTAGTAATAGCGTTACTTACTAGCGCCTGCTCTTCTGCAGTTAAAGGCTGGTTGCCCTGCATATCAGCAACTAGCTTATCTACCATGACTTGCACGGCATTTTGTATACTCGCCATAATGTCCTCTTATATTGTTAATAGTGGTTCGCCGAGTAGCTGGTTTAGCTTTACTCGTCTAAGTTTTTCGTTCAACAGCTCATCTTGCTGGCGACGAAGGTTGGTTTGCATGTACATAAGCCTGTCCACACCGGTAAGTGCGTACTTTATGCGTAGTACATCCTGTTGTAGTAAATTGTCTGGATGGGGTAAGGGCAGAGAGTAAAATGGGGTTTTATCATCGGTCATAACGCCCCCTAAACAGAGAATGCACGAAGTGAGCGCACTCTTGGCCTATCTATATGAGTGCCAGAAAGCACTAATTTCACTCGTGATTGCGCATCGGCAAGGTTAGAGTATTCATAATTACAAAGTAACCAGCCATCCCCTTCAGGTTGCGTTGTTTTCAACGGAATGTTTAACCATTGCCCTTGCTGTTCGATAAACACTTCCACTTTTGCAGTGCCTGGGAGTTGAGCTTCAAAACTCACTTTTAAGCTACCACCTAAGCGACAAGGGATTGCTCGCGTGACATAATCAGCATCGTTACTGACTTTGCCCAAAGCGGCTTGAACACTGTCAAACAGCACAGGAGATTGTGTCGTTGTCCCAGCTAATTTAGCGCGCACTTTTAGCGTTTCATTGAGCATATTTGGTAAACGTAAAGCCTGAGATTCTTGTAGGTTAAACGTTCCACTTTGCGCGCCGCTAAATTCAAAGTGCAGCTGTGTTTCACTGCTTGGTCGTTCTATTGCCGCCATTGCCAACAGGTCGCTATGTTCCGCTAAGTTAACTTCACCCAACTCGACACTGCTCTCTGTGCTAGTAAATCGCGCAGCTTTCAGGCGAAAGCTTAAGTCTCTGTTTTGATGTGGTGTCCAAGTAGAGGCATTACTAGAAGAAAGCAAGACACCAACTTGATACGGCTGGCTGGTAACCCAACCGCTGTTTCGGTCAAATTTGCCGAGCTCCGCAATAGCCACTTCATGCGTCGCATCATCACTCAAAACAACAATTGCATATTCCTGACCTGCATTTAGTGATACAGGCGCAAACTCAAATAAAGTCGGCCCACTGGCCTGTAATTGACTCACAGACAAAGATGTTTCAGCAATTACCGTATCATTTGGTAAACCAAGGTCAGTTTCTCGGATCTGAACTCGAACAGCTTTCTCGCCTATTTTCTTAAACCACAGCTCTACGCCAGCAATAAAGCGTAACTCTGGTAACGTAAAGGTTTGCGCAAGTGGGTCAAAACGCCACTGCAATACGTTATTTACTCGACGTACTGTTTGCGTACGGATTGTGCCACTACCTGTATAAGTGGCCTCCCCTCGTGAGCCTTGTGCACCAGTAAAGCGAACAGACTTACTGCCCACAGGCACATTGCTAGGGATATAAAATCGGCCAGATAATCGGCCTTGCGCATCGGCTTTTATGGTCATTGTCCCTCCGGAATAACTGTGATGCCATCAAATGTGAGTTGCTCTAATGCTTCGTCCTTGTCAAACCCTGAAATGGAGAAGTTAACCCAGCGTCTTCTTAAGAATTCAGCTTGGCGTGTTGAACTGCTTACTACTTGAGTTGTACTCACAGTTTGAGTTCGAACCCTAATACCTCGCCCGCCCCAGAATCTACGCGTAATTGAACTGGCTACATTCGTGTGCGTTTGTGTCCAATGATCTACGCTTGGGGTAAGACGGACGTCTGCCGGAATTGGCTCAAATGCCATATATGGATTAATCTTCATACTGCCCGTCTGCTTAGGCTGCTCTAAGATATCTTCCAGTTCATAGGGCAATGTCAGCGCGCGTCCATTAGGCACTTGTAGCTGGAATATTTCGGCTTGTAATGGAAGCACCAATTCTCCATCTACAACTGCTGCTGTTTGCTCAATGCCCGCATCTCGCATGTCATCATCAATAAACGGGTCAACAAAAACACCATATTTACTTGCAGGGTCTTGGCTATTGGCATCATTGCGTAAACGCTCAATAGCGAGCAGCTGATACAAATCCCCAATCTGAGTCTGCATATGCTCCAGCTGAGACATAGAGACAGCTCTTACAGCTAGGTTTTCAATCAAGGGCGCTTCACTACTTAGCCACGACTGCGTGACTTGAGCTAATGCCAAGTGATGGGCTGGCGCTTTTGGAGCAATTGGAAACTGATGTGCAGCCTGACCTTTGATACGTTTGATTTGGCCAAACCTATCAAGCACGATGAGGTCTACTCGCGGCCTATACCATTGATAGTCAATGGTCACTAAGGTGTTATCAACTATTTGACCGCCATCGGGCAATTGTCTATCTAGCTTAAAGCCATGTTCATCAAATTCCACAATGAGCTGTTTACGGTAACGGTAAGTTACTTCATATAAGCTGCCGCCCGCAGGCTCCTCACCACTGAGCTGCCACTGATATGATTGCGTAAAAAGATGAAATCAGCACCTTGGGTATATGTCGTGTCCCCTTGCGTTATACTTAAAATTTCCAGCACAGACTCATCAGGAAGTAAGTCTTCACCACCGGTTAACTGGCCACGGGTTAATTGCGTCACTTTTTCAACAGTGACGTTAACTTCATCAATTGATCTCACCGGAAAGAAATCCGTATCCATACGCATCATGCCCTGATCATCGGCTTGAAAAGTTTTTGGCTCCTCTTTGACTTCACCAACGTCAGGATCATAGTCAAATTCAGTGGTTCGAGAGGTTGCAAAGGCGACTTCATAACCCTCAATATGCGCTTTACCTTCTTCAAGGCTAAAGCTTTGTATATTTTGTTCAGCGCCTCGATAACTTAACGCCATACCCTGTACAACATAGCTGCCACCATTGGCTTCACGGTCATATCGAGCTAAAGCCTGAGTCACAGCATCTAGCTGAGGTGGCGGTTGCTTAATAATTAAAGTGCCTTGTTCTATTCGGTGTACAGGATAAAATGCTTCATCAGGACCCAGAGCATCACTGAGCAAACCCCATTGACAGATTTGCTGCAAACGCGCAGCGCCGGGCTCATCAAAGTTAATCGCATCGACTGCCGGGTCCCGTAAGCTAGGGTCTTGCTCTTCGGTGATCACTTTGTGAGTCAACCATACACCCACATCAACAGTCGCAGACATATCAAGGGGTACAACACCACTCGGTACAGGGCGTACTTGACCGGCCATGTATACATCACCTTCAGTGATCAGAGCACTCGCAGAGTCAGTGTCGACAACCAGTTCACCACCTTTGACTAAGTCACCATCTTTAAGCAAAACATCTGCTACACCTTTTAGGTGATGGCCCACTTGAGATTGTAGGTCGTTTAACTCTCTACTTTGCAGACCTTTTCCAGCTCTGAACAGCAGTCGTTCGTAGCCAGAATCCGCATGAAATTTTTCATAATAATCGTCAAGCATAAAAAACCTCTAAAAACTCACGACAAATTCAAAGCTCTCTCTCACACCTTCTTCTCGTACGAGTGGTGCACGGTGCTCAAGCAATAATAAAGTACCGGGAGATGCCACTTGATCGGGCTGCAAATAAGACAATCCATCAGGTAGTTCTGGGAGTTGTTGCGTTCCAGACATCAAACCTAACTCTCGAACCGTCTCGCCCACACCATCTGCAAAGTCAAAAGTGAATTCGCAGTACAAGTGCTGAGTTGGTTGATCGGAAAGACTAAAACGCCCCCCTTGAATATGAATATCGCCTTGATCATCAGGGTTACAAAAAGCAACTTTTCTCGCCTTACGATAGCCAATAGGTGCCGCTAGCTCAGTCGCAATAATGGGTTCAGCCGGAGGAGATTGCCACGATGAATCACCGCGTCCCCAAGCCAAATAAATAGGAGTTTGTGCAATAGATTGAGCAAACAGTGTTCGCCCTGCACGAGTCAGAATAGCCAATGTATTTCCTTGTTTTACTTAACTCGATTTAACTTATTCATGTCTTCACTAAGTAATAAGAGCAATTCAACAAGGCTGAAACTTCATATACAGCTATTGGGGTTTACCCCTGCTATTAAATTTATTTAGTGGGAGATCTGAATATTCAAACCGAATTTAGGTTAATTTATGAGTAATAATTGAATTAATCAGCGTAGCGCCTGATGAAAGGTGATGACCTGAGGGTATCTTGTTTCAGACCACGCTGACGACTGCCAATGACCAAACCACTGAGCTTGGCCAATAGTGTATGCGCGACTTGTTTGACGGCTATGTGTGTTAGCCGACTGAAAGCTATGCACGATTGAATTACTTAACTGCATAGTGCCAAGCACTTGAGAAGAGTAACTTTGCCAGCTACTATGTTGCTTGCGCTCACGCGAGCTGGTAGCTGAACCTGGTGCATCAATAATTGCTTCATGTTCGCGGCGTGTACTAATACGTAGTAACTTGCCGTTTTTAAGCCGGTGTCGATAGCCTGAATGATCGCTAAGCAATGTGCCAAAACTGCTTGCAGATAACTTAAGCTCTCTTAAATCAAGTCTATATGTGACACGCACTAACTCACTTCGCGCTGGTGCACTTAGCTCCGCTAATTGAGCCATCCGTTCAACATCATTTAGGTCAGGCATCTGATTTAAATGACACTGATAGCGATAGAAATGCCGATAGGACGTAGACTCTTCAACATCTGACAGAGAAAAACCAAGCCAATCAAAGGCCATTTCTAAGCTTTTTTGTGTACCACGGATCCTTTGCCAAGCGAGGCCTTGCTGTAAGACTTGATCTAAATCGTCGAGGTAAGGAACCAAGGCACCTAAACCGTATTCCCAAATAAGCCATGGAAGTAGGGATTGTTTAGGGTGGGACTTAAAGCCACGCAGCAATTGCACTCCCTCACCTAAAACGGCTTCAAGTTGGCCATGCTTTACAACAGCTGATTGAAGATCTGTGTGATTAATGGGGAGTAATGCGTCGCTATCAGTTTTTAAGTGATGAGACATAATTGAATTTGCCCTAGTTGAGCATATTGATTGGAAGCTATATCAATCAAAGAGTTAGGTGTATGTATTTCTACATGTTTAACACCTTCTACATGGAGTTGAGCACTAAGCCAACTCGGCGTCATCGCAACACCAAGTGCCATCGTCTCCTGCCAAGCTTCACGTAATTTGCCTTCTAATTGAGTAAACACCCAATTTGGCACATTATCTTGTAGATAAATATCCGCTTTGACATCAATCGACACCTCTTCAGCGTGATTAACCTCGACCTGATCGGTTAACACTTTAACCTGATCGCTCAATATGTGGTTTCTCACTTGCTGCAAGAGCACATCTGCATGCTCTTTGACTTGAAATAGAATTGAGACGCGTACACGCCCCGGAGTTGGACTATCCACTTCAACATCTTGGATAGTGTTAGGTGCAGCAGATAACGCTGCATTTCGGTAATGATCTTTACTGCCTGCAGTACTGGACGCCAATGTTTTTTGCCGAATGCGAAGACGGTAGTTACCGTCTTCTTCACCCTCGGCACGCGCTAGACCATAAAATACACCAAGCTGATCTAAATCACCGCCTTTAGCCGTTGCCAATAAGTTAGCATAGGCGGCTTCGTTAATTCGCTGACGCAACAATAGCTCTCGATAGCTTTCAACTTGCAGACATACTGTCAGTGGATCGCTTTCAAGCTCTAATGCATCAGCGTATTGCGGAGCGAGTGATTTAAACCTTTCTTTACGCGCTTGATATATAGTTTCATAGTCCAGAGATTCAATGATGTCCGGCGCAGGCAGCGCAGAGAAATCAAAGTACTGGGAGTTCATAGTGGGTTCTTGGGTTAGTTAAAATCTTTAAGGTTTGATGATATCGGCTACACCCTGTGCGCGCGTCGAAATTTCATCATATACACGAGTAATGTCTTTGTGTTGATAAGGGAATGTCAACTGATTAGCCAAGTGCTTATCTAACAAAGGCGCAAACATATCAGCTGATGGTTTTGCAGCTGCTTTTACTTCTTCAAGTGATGTAGCAGCCACAATTGCTTTGCTTAATTTGGCAAATTCAACGAGAAGTATATGTACTGTGTCCGAAGTTGTACCAAGTAAAGAATCAGAGTCTGCAACTGCATAATGGATACGGCTGCGTTGCGCTTCTTTTTCATATACGACGGAAGTATCTTTGAATTCAGATTCAATATTTTCAGTCATGCTTCACCTATGCTGGAATTCGAGGGTAGTTAACAACGCGGTCAATCGCAAAATTACAACTGCCACCAAATTGAATGATGTTTTGAGGCTGTTTATCACCAGGCTCAGAAACTCCGTCAGACACAACGTTGACCAATCGAACAAATAAACTGCTGTAGGTATGCAACCCAGAGATTTGCATAGAAGGAATATCTCTCACGGAAGAGCCATTCCACCAACCGCCGGTAAGTGAGACATTAATATCAACACCTTGAGATGCAATATTTTCATTGATTTGCTCGCTGGTTGCCTCAGAGTTAGTCAGAATAAACTGCATATATGTGCGGCTCCAGTCTCGCGCATACTGTACAGGAGATTCGCTATAGCCCGGCGAATATGAGTAACCCGCGACAGTATGTACTTTGGTCATTTTATTTGCCGCAGGATAAGTATGAAAGCCGCTCCAATCTCCACCATTTGGTACCCTAACCCAGATTGACTTGGACTCGTCATTAGGGTCTGCTACCAAAGCATTATCTTGTACTAAAGTATCTTTCGTATGCACTTTGCGATCATAATAATTGATACGCATATCCGCATGACTCTGCGCCAAGTTCAAAATCGCTTGGCTAATGCGACTATCCGCTGTAGAAATAGCAGTATTTACGCCAGCTTGCGCATTAGTAAGTGCCGCATCAATCGTGCCCATCTTGTCAACAACTGTACTCGTCAGTTCATTATTAGCTGTAACAAGTTCACCATTAGTGGCGTGCAGCTCGGTAATTAGCTGTTCAAGCGTTTTTGCTTGTGTAGACATCAATAAGTTTCCTTTTAAATTGTATTTTTGTTTCAATCCAAAGCTAAGCAACTCTGTGCAAGCGTTTGCTTTGGACAAATAAGGGAAAGAGAAAAGTAGCCGCTATGATGGCTCTTTTGGCCATTCAACGTCTTCGACAGATGAATAAGTTTGCGGTATTGCGCGTAGCGCTTTGCGATAAAGGGACCATTGCTGCTTCATATCATCAGAAAGGTCGATATCTGACATTTGTGTGAAATCAGACTCAGCAAGTAATTGGTTTCTTTTGGTTCTAATCGAGCTCCATTTAAGCTGATCAATTGCCTTTTCGGTTGCGGCAGAGTCGAACCCCAAAGATTTCAAATACTGGTAGTCTTCTTCGCTGTTGATTACACCAAAAACCGTTTGGCCACAAATAGTAATATCCATAAAACTATACTCCTAAGTAGTCACAACATGTAAGCTATTAAATACAGTGTGTATTTGGTTAGAAGACTCAGAGTAAGTAAATACTCCCTCAGGAAAAGTGCTTTGCCAGTTGTTTACAAAACAACTACCCGCATACCGAGATGCAAAGGCAGTTACTTTTTTACCTGCTGGTGCTTCGGCATTCTTCAACCGAAAACGACTCAACGAAATTGAAGAAATACCGCGCGCACTCGTGTAACTCCCTTGCATTAAGGTCAGGTGAGCATTGCCGGTTATATCCAAAAATGTTGATTCGTATCCACCTATATGAAGGTTTGCGCCCGCCTTTGCATACATCAGTGTTTTATTACTGGACATCGAAATGCTACCAGATGCTCCACCCCAGTTAGAAAACTGCAAGCTACCGTGGGGGGCGCAATTAAATACCGTTGTAATTTTGTCATCTAGATGGATTTCATTACCAACGAATCTAATCTCAACAGCTCTTCGGCCTAAATCAATTAGTTCATCGATCACAAATGGCGTGCTCTTGCCGTCTGGTATCAATTGAATCGTGCAAACGCAATTTTCAGGTGTGCTTTCGATTGCGCGTTTAATCGACTTAAATGGCTTTGCGCTAGTACCATCAGCTGTCACATCATCTCCTTGATGAGATACATAGTGATGAGCATCCATCATGCCATTGACTCTGCTTGGTAAAGCTTTAAGCTCTGAGTGCATGCTGTTGAGCACACTTGAAACTTCTGACGTTAGGCTGCTGACATCTAAACTGAGTTTGGTATTTGAGCTTGTTAGCTCAGCCATTCTTTGCGTAATACCAGCCATGTTAAGCTCCTACAGCCAGTAGACGTTCATTGAACTGTATTTGCCTATGATTGGATTGAACTTGAGCCGTGGCCATCTGCACCTGTGCAATTGTCATCGCTGCAAATTCATCAGCATAATAGAGGCTCAAATCGCCTGTTACATTGAAATCAAGGCTATCTGGCGGAACAGCCGACAGTAATAAATCAAACCCTTGTACAATTTTCGCTATCGGAGTCTGATAAAAAAGCACATTTTCGGGGTGAGACCACACCGCAAATAATGTTCGCTGACTTTCGTCTGCATGATCATTGAGATAGAAGCCGACCTCTTTGACTGCATATTGCTTATCATCAGTGAACTCAGCAGTCACATGAAACTGGCCGTTACCGACAACTTCTGCACCAGATACTGGTGCCGTGTTTTTTGGGCTTTTCAAAGCAGTTTGGTTTCTATCAGGTGTATAGCCTGAATCACCGACTGCAATATGACCAATTTGGATTTTAACCCCTTGTTCAAGGGCACTCACCGCTGCATTTATCCCTTGCTGGGTAACAACGGGTGTATATACATTCATATATGTACCTCAGATTAAAAATTAAGCGTAATATTTTGAATTGAAACGGTGTACGCACCGCTTGCTATCGAACTGCTAGTTGCAAAGTTTGATGTAGGATTATCTCGCATTTGAGTTTGCGACATATGTGTCGACATTGCTGTCGTAGATACAGTCACCAAGTCGGTAAAGTTTGCACTTGGCGCATCTTGAAATAGATCTATCGCCACTTGATTTGTGTGACCGCAAGTGAATACTTGTATATCGCTTAGATTGAAATCGATGCTTGGATTATCACTAAAACGTGTGACTTGTAGGTTGTTGGAATGGGCACTGGCCAAACTGCCGACATTTACAGGAGCAAAGTTAAAAATAGGTTCATCTCTATTAAGCGCGACTTGAACCGTAGCACTTTGAGCACCCCCAATCACTTGAATGTCAGCACTCAGGTTAACGCCAATTGTAAAGTCAACTTGGGTCCGCTGTGGCTTGGTCGCGACGACTGATTGCCACATTTGTGCCTGCAATTTGGGGCTTAAAAACGTATTGCCGTTGCTGTCTAGATTTTCATTCGCAATCGCCAACAACTTAGCGCTATGCGGAACACCTCCATACTGCCACCACTCCTGCAACTCAACTTTTGCGTTGAGGACATTAAGCGAATTATTAACTGCATTCACAGTCCCTTTGTATCTATGGCGTGGCACGCTATCCGCGATGACTTTTCGCTTCACGTGTTCTGGCCAGTTGCTATCCCAGACATCCACGCTCAGTGCATCAGCCAACCAAGGGAGAAAGCTCGCTGGACATTGAAATGGGTCCCATAATTGGTGGATATTCACTGGGGTCTGTAATATGCGATCACTACAATGCTCTAGTGCAAGCTCAAGTGCAGTCGTATTTCCCAGCAGAGAAAAGTTAGACATGCTCTTCCCCTAACTCGATATTGACTGAAGAGCAAAATGCCGCTTGGTGTTCTTTTATTGATATATCCCACTGCGGAGAGTGTAATTCAACTCGCTGTACCCCTTCCTGATGAAGTACCGCATACAAACCTGACAGTGAAATATCATGGCCTAGCTGATGATGTTGATTCAGCCAAGCAGTTAAACTTTGCTTTGCTTCATTGACCAATGCTGCGCCATCCATCCCAGGATAAATATGCAACGTTGCATCGAGTGCAAATTCAACGATCTCTGCCGATTTGATGTGAACCCTGTCGGTAAGCGGGCGCACATTGTCTTTATTCAGCTGCGCCTGAACTTGCTCAATAATCCCTTCCGTTGCTTGACCATTTCCTTGGTCAGTTAACAGCGTTATTGCGACATCACCGGGCATTGGCTCTGGTGGTATTGCTCCTGTCAATACATCAGGTGTTAACCCTGCATCGTTTGTACACACAAGTAGCCTTGCACTTGGGGGCAGTAAATTATTAACTTGTTCAGATAAATCAACGTATGCAAATTGCGGCGCGTCGACGAATACATCTTTAACGTGCTGCGACCCCTTCATCGCATGAAATGCATAAGCGCCTGCGGGCCCCGCGGTACTAAATCCCTCCAAAGCAAGTGCGATACGCTCGCGAAACCTCTCGTCACTCTCATACTCAGCCGTCTGAGGTGGTATTTTGCTATCGTCTGCGGGGACCAATAATACGCGCTCAACCCCAAAACGATTCCCAAGATAATCCAGTTCGCTACTTGTTGCATTTGCTAAAAGTACACTGTGGGCGCTCTCGTTAATCCGTTGACGCAGCAGTAACTCACGATAAGTAAAAGACTCCACCAGCTTTATGACCGGGTCGCTCACTAAATTCAACTCAGCGTTTGGGAATCGCGTTTTAAAATCATCTAAAATCTCAGCCCTAATCTTTTCAAAGCTTAAAGGTTCAATGAGGTTTGGCGCCGGCAAACGGCTGAGATCAATGGCGCTAAAGTTTGTCAATGACATAACTAAGCTCTTAATTAAGTATTGAGAAATACCTGACTAAATCCTAGTCAGGCACATGGGGAAGTTTATAAATTATGACTTTGGAAAGCTTGCTTTCACACTGGCTCTTGCATCTAGCCAAGCCTGTTTCGCGTCAATGGTGGCCTGCGCATTGTCACCAAGTTCAGTTAAATTAGCCATATAGTCAATAAACAAATGGTCGCTTTTTTCTTTGTATTCAAATAATCTTGATTGGGTTATTTCTTCTTCGGAATAAACAACTTCGTAATCTCCATCTGCATACCCTGCCAGCTCAGCAACTTCTTTTGCTGACTGCATGCTATGAATACCGCTCGCAACAATTTTACCTGTCGAAATTTGTTTTAATACTGCCATGTTTACTATCCCTAGCTTGCTTCTTTGACGTTGTTATTGAAAAACTCTGTAGCGTCTGTATGTGAATATGGGTGACCCACGTCGTTTGCCCAAATCATATTGTTACCATGATCACCCGTACCAACATAAGGTAAACAGATCGCGACTTTCATTCGCCCTTTGCCTGAGAACAGTGGAGAGTGGTTTCCACCCCAACCAGTTCTTGTTGAATGCTTATAAATCCAGCCTTTCCCTAAGTCACTCTTATCAACTTGAATGTTTGCTACACGGTTTGCCGCAGGATAAAAGTTGATACCATCAGAACATTCCAAAACGTTAACCCAACAACTAGATTGAGTTAAAAACTCACCACGACCCCATCCAGTGTAGGTGTCAACACCTTGACTTAAAACGAAGAAATGACCTTCATTAGGATTACTATCTCTGCCCTTGATAATCTCGACATCAAACAGTAGCACCTTGAAATTACTACCATAAAAGTTGTTTTCAGTGCGTTCGCTACCCAGCGCTCGAGTTAAAAACTCCCCTTCAGGTTTTAAACCATTTTCAGCTAGCTTGCCTACTGTCAGCTTAGTCACAGTACCCGACGCCTCAACGCCATAATCAATCCAACAGCGCCATGGTTTGCTATGTGAAGTGACCATATCTACGGCTACATTATCTTCGCCTATCCCATTAAAATACTTGGTATCAACCAATAAGTTTGGCGCTAAAGGTAATGCCTTTTGAAACTCACTTATCTTTGCATCAACCGCTTGTTCCTTAGCTGTTAAACGGCTCTCCAAAACCGCATTTTTTTGGTCAATCTCAATGGCTTTCTGTGCCACTCGATTATCAATATCTTCAATTTTTGTATCCACCACATCACTGAGCTTTTCTGCAGCTTCAACGACGCGGGCAATGTCTTGCTCTAAGGACATCACTTTACCTCCGTTTTAAAATAAAAAAGCCCACCGAGTTGGTGGGCTGAGTTTGTTTATAATTCTGTATGCTGATTAAATTACAGCGTATTTGTCTGCATTATTTCAGCAAATTGCTGACGCCATGAGCACGCGTTAGTGCTTCATCTAGCGCTGCTGTTTGACCTTTTATTTGATATGGTAATTCAACCTCACCACTGGCAACTTTTCCTTCAATTGCGCCAATGACATTTTTCAATGACTCTGTTGAGGCGCGCATTTCAGCTAGGGAGTTAGCTTGCGATAATTTGTTTACAAAGATGCTTAACTCATGGAGCAGAATATGGGAGATATCTGACGTTGAACCCAGCAAACTGCCTTCATCTGCAATTCGGTTGGTAATTTTTTGCCTCTTTGTAATTCGCTGATTTCTTTCAAGGATTTTTTGTTCATTTTCTGTCGACAACTGGTTTGCAATCATATTATCCATCATTATTGTCCTTATAATTATAGTTCTAATTCTGTGCTTTCAATGACTTCGATATCACCAGGTTTAAGTACCGTGCCATTTCCTACATACATGGAATCTACACTGAGGTTTAAATAGTATTTATCTTCGATAGTTAGTCGCAGATATATGTGACTGTCAGTGCCAACATATGAAAATGGCTCATGCGTCCCAAGTTCTTGCTTGAAACCAAGAATATTCCCTTGGTTATAGCAATACCCAACAAATGTTGTGTCCACCAGTTTGCCTTTGTGGAATTCATAGCCATTTACTTTGATATGGTACATATGATTGTCTCTATCTAGCCGATAAGGCAGTTTTAAATGAATATATGTACCACCAACTGCAGCTGAGAAATACCGAGCAATATCAATACTTCGAGTGCCTCTTCCACCGTCGCCGATAATTTGTTTACTTTCTAGTGCCTCATTCACTCGTGACACTTGCTGAGAAATTGTTGAATTTATCTCAGCCACTTTGCCATTCACCGTGCTGTTAATATCTTCAATTTTTGTATCCACAATGCCAGTGAGTTGCTCTGCTGCACTGACTACATTTGCAATGTCTTGCTCTAAAGACATAAATTACCTCCAAGTAAAAAATAAAAAAGCCCACCAAATGGCGGGCTTTACGTTTAGGTTTAAGAATGAAAATTCAAAATCAATAAGGTGTGCTCAAGACCCTATTGATACTTAGTTACTGCGCTTTAAGGACTGCATCAACGCCATTAGCACGCGCGATAATGTCAGTCATTACGTCGCTTTGACCTTTCGTTTGATAAGGGAAACTAAGTTCACCATTGGTTACTTTTGTTTCCACGCCGCCTATCGCTGTTTTGAGTGATTCCGTAGACGCACGCATTTCTGCCAGCGTTTGAGCTGCACTTAACTTATTCACAAAAGCGCTCAGCTCATTTAGCAATAGATGTACAGTATCCGATGTCGTACCAAGCAATGATTCCGTGTCTGCAACTTGCTGCTCAAGCTGAGTTCTTACTACAGCACGGCTTTGTTGCAAAGCCTCATCGACAGTCAGCTCCACTGAAAATGTACTCTCTTCACCGAAATTTTCTGCCACCAGCTGTGCAACAGCATGCTGCGGCATACTTGCATCAAAAAACTGCTCTGTAGCTTGTCCATTTACAATTAGTTTAGCCATTTAAGTTATATCTCCTTGACCTTATGCAATCACATCATGAGTATCGTCGCCAATATAGGCGAACTGACCCCAAGCTTTATCGATAGGTACATGACCAGTGACAACAGCAGGTAGTGCAACTTGTATCACACCTGTTTGATCTGCGGGTAAGTTCTTGCCTGGTACATATGGATGACAGTGTGTATAGTGATTTCGACTACTATGCCCGATATGCACACCGCATACCTTTGCAGCCTCACCCGCTTTTAACCCGGTACACCAAAACCCTGTAGGCACAACACCACGAATATGTTTCACGATTGCACCCGCCGTAATATGTGTAGGTCTTCTCAAGTATTGGTACATTAAATACGCATCGATGTGGCTGTTTTCACCACCTCGGTTTGGTGCATATTCCAACTCCCAAATATTAAAGTTTTGCGCAAACCACTTAGTATCAGAATTAATCGCTTGTAAAAACTCTCTCGCAAGAGGGGTACGCTGATTTAACTCAATACCCGTTTCGACTTTTTCTAATAAAGTCGCTTTAGTGACAAAACCGCCTGCCCAAGCCTCAGGGAACGAACCTGCTTGGTTTGCAACTAATGCTTGGTTTTTGGTAATTCGAAAATGCGATTGGCGCTCTTCATACGAATTAAGCAGCGCGTCTGCGCTAGCAAGATGCGCATCTACCTTGGTTTTAGTCTCGGCCACAGCCGAGTTCAACTTATTGGTGATCTCACTGATCTGATTGTCAACTGTTGCCGTCAAGCCTTCGGTGGCTTCAACGACGCGAGTTATATCCTGTTCTAATGACATTAAATATCTCCGCTATAAACAAAAAAGCCCACCAATGGTGGGCAAAAGCACTATCAAAAAACTAATTAGTCATGAAATTTAGGATAACGAGCTTGCACAGCCTTTCTAGCAAAAAGCCACGCTTGTTTCGCTTCATTTGCTTCCAAGCTTTGCTCACCATATTCAGCTTTGGCAGCTAAATATTTAAATGCGAGGCCATCGCTTTGCTGTTGATAACCTAAAATTCGCGCCGCTTGACACTGAGCTTGTTGCTGCAAAACCTTCGCTTCTTGCATCAATTTCAACGCTTCTTCTGCGAGCGTCTGTGCACGCAAGTTATCTTCTTTTTTCATAGACCTTCCTTACAAAATTCCTTTGTCAATTAATGCAAACTTTTGTTTTAAGTGACGATACATATTCATGATTTGAGAGCGAGCCATTTTGGCAAGCTCTGGCGCGATTAAGATATTAAAATCTACGCCTTTATCGATAATGGTAATGGCATCGCCAGGCACACCCGTCAAAGTAAGGTCAAACGCCAACAATAAATCTATGTCATTAGACTTATAAGCAATTGGCTCGTTTGCCGAGTAAACCGCAAACAATACATGACGCACTTGGCCATTAACTTCTTCTTCGGTATAAAAACCAACTTCATTGACGAAGAAGCCATCACCAGCAACTTTTGAGTCATCTCGAACAGTCAAATGTAACTGTTTTTGATCCTCAAAATACTCTGCATGGTCGATATCTAGGCGATACTTTTCATCTTTTAGGTTCGTGGTGTTTTCATCAACTTGATGAACACCAGAGCCTATTCCTATTTTTGTGATCTTGGCTTTAAAACCTTTTTGCTGTGCTCTGAACACAGCAGCAAGCCCCGCTGAGGTGATCACCGGCTGTAAAATCGTGCTCACTATTGCACTCCTTGTTTTCGAAATGTTTAGGTTGCAGTAACTGCATTTAGATACAAACGACGCACGGTCGTTTGCTTTGCACTTTTCGAGATTGCGCCAGCCATCTGGCAACTAAACTCAATAAAGCGCGAAGGCATGGTTTGCTCACTGCGAATGTATGTTCTGACAACTTGTCCGGAGCCCGTTGACAACGCAGCGCCAAAACCCAGTTTTGCGCGTGCATTCAAGCTGCGTACATTCGCAGTGCTCACACGCTGGCGACTAATCAAAGGCACTTGTTTTCGAATGACAAGGGCGCATCCTGGCTGAGATTTTGCTGTAATAGCTCGCTCTGATGAAGATGCTGCATAGTGGCGGGAAGCGGCTGTGCGATGCCCAGAGATGGCACCAGCGAGTGAGAGTGTATTGCTGCCAGCACGACGCTTCTCATGCGGCATAACTTTGGCATAAAGTCGATTACTTGCAAATCCGTGCGCTGAACTGGCAACGACGGCTTGCGACGACATTTTCATACCAACTAAAAAATCAAAATGTGCGCGCTGTGGCTTTGTCTGATTGGTCACTCTGTAAATGGCATCATAGAGTTTCTGATCTAACACCACTGCGCGGCTGGTGTAAGGTATTTCGTTTGCCCAAGCGATAAAGGTAAAAGTATAAGGCTCACCACTGTGATGTGGTGCAAGATATACGTCATCAATATCCTCAAACCATTCAAAGAATTCGATTTGCAAACCGAGCGATTGTAGGGCCCTTTTAACGGCCCCAACTGTCCCTTTGTGTTTATGGATAGAAACTGAGTGAGCAATCATTGACCGCTTAGTTTCTACTGACCATGTTTCATCCCATTCATCAACCGAGAGCGCCCACGCCAACCATGGTAACAATCCTTCTGGGCAAGTAAGCGGGTCCCACTGTGAGCCAATACTCTCGGGGATCACCCGTTCGGTATTAAATTGCGTTCTGTTTAACGCGAGGCTCTGTTCTAATTCACTTTCCAGTCGTGTTTTATTCACTGGCAATAATGACGGATTTCTCATCTTTTATGCCTCTTCAGGAAAAACTAGATCAAGGGTCAGGCGATACGCCTGATTTACACTGGGTTGCAGATCTTCTGTCGGTGTTAACAGTTTTACTTTGCGTACCCCAGGTTGATGAAGTGCATCAATGATACCCGAGTGTGGTACCTCGGCTCCGAACTTGAAATGGTTCAGAATAAATGTATCGAGCGCTTGCATGATTGCTAACTCTACCTGCGCCTTGTTAGCCCCCACATTCAAGTAAACTTGCGCAGATAATGGGATTAAAGTTGGCATGACCAAATTGACGATAACTTCATCGGTGATTGGCCTAATATCCTCATCATTGAGTCGCGCTTCTATATCACCTTTTACTTCATTCGCCTGTGCCTCGCTCATCGTATCTAACAAAGCATACACATTGACTCGACCGGGTTGTTCAGAGTCAACATAGACATCATGTACTAAATGACTGGCTGAAAAAGTATGGTATTCGTACGCCCCACGAGTACCAGCCATGCTATAGCTTTCCAGTGACATAGGGATCCGCTGTCGGTAACGCTCGTCTTCTTCGTGTTCATCCCTTGCAATACCAAACAATGCACCTAAGTGATCTAAATCATTTCCTGCGGCAAAAGCCAACATCACTGATTTGGCGGCATCGTTAATACGCTGACGTAACAGTAGCTCGCGATAAGCAGCTAACTCCAATAGCTTTATGGCGGGATCTGAAGCCAATAAACTGTGTGCGGGGATTTTTTCTAATAAAGCTTGCTCAATTTGTTGATAAATCTCCTCATAACTAAGCGCTTCAATAACCTGAGGAAGTGGCAATTTAGCTAATTCTATAGCAGTACTCAAAATTCGTCTCCTTGCTAAATTTTTTGCACACGAACGCACACTCGACTCTATCAATTAGTGCCGACTATCTTCAGTGCTTAATTACAAAGTTGGAAAAATGTAGGCTCCGTAAGAGGTTTACAGGCCGTTACGTTTGGCGCTTAATAAGGCATCAAGCTTTTCATCAATAGAGTCCAAACGTTTCTCTATACGCTTTTGGTCTTCTTTACGAATTTGTTTTAAATGTGCAAGCTCTTGCTTGTTGGACGTAATCCGTTTATCCAAATCATTTAAATACAAAATTCCAGAAACCACCAAAGCAATCGTCGTTAAAATATGGGCTAAATTTAACTCCTTTTTCATTTGCCAATTGTCAGGCTGTCTCACTTAGCGACTCCTTTTATCTTCTCAATCGTTCTCAAACCTGCTAAACCAAGCATGCCCAAGGTCAATTCAAGCATCACATCAAGTGGTAACTCTGGTGCGCCATATTGTGGCAGTACCCATTGCAAGATGGGGTTTATTACAAATGCAAACAGAAAACCTAAACCGCAAACCCACATCAAAAATGGTCTCGCCCCTGCGACAAATGCACTACGATGGCCCGCTTGGACTGAATTGATTTGCGCTTGTATTTCACTTTGCTTTGCCAGCATGCGCGCCTTTAAAACTTGCTGCTCAAGCACCTCTTCTTCACTGGTGTACAGATCGTCAATAATATTTCCGACAATTTGTAGTGGTTCGCGAACATCACTTACAAATAAGCTGGCTAACCAACTCATGACTGCCACTCTCCAGTTAACATTTGTTGAGCTAACTCTTGTGCTCGATTAGGCACTTGCTTCGCCCAACGGCTGTCCAGCATTTCTAACGCCGCTTCTTCGAACTTGCCATGCTCGACATGCCCTAACATCTTTTTAAACCCCATTACACCTTGCAGCCCAATATTGAAGGCCATATTGGTCAGAACAGCGAGGCGGGCTTCATTACAATGACTTACATTTATGCGGCGCTTAACCCCAGCTAGCGCGTTTTGTACATCTTGAGCAAGCAAATATTCTGCTTCTTCCTGATCAACGCCTTTGCTATCCAAGTTTCTGCCATACCCGATGGTCAACTTACCACCCGTGCAGTAATACGGGTAGCGCCGATACCCTTCATGCTTTTTTATTTGCTCCACTGTATTCATAATTGACATTTATTTTCCTATTCTAATAACTAAGCTCCAGCATTAATGCTCTTTCAGCTTTAATTAACCAAAACTCGGCCGAACGTTTGGTATCAAAGCCAAGCATTTTTGCGGCTTGACTTAGCTCCATGTCCAGTAAGTATTTGGCTCGTATTGCACGAATACACTCTGGTCGCAACTTAGCTATTAATTGTCCTATGAGTTCAATTTCCTCAGGGACACTCATCATATCGCTAGAAAAGTAATTACTTCGCCCACCGCCAGTTTGCTCTGTAACAGCTTGACGGCTAAACCCTTTACCAAGTTCGCGTTGACGCCAAAACTTTCCCCAACGTCTAAGTGCACTTCTGATCTGTTTAATGGTTATCTGAGTTGCTATCATTTAGCTTTCCTATTACTTCTAAAATATCTAATGAGTAAACATCTTCTACTAAGCCAACTACATCATTCCACTTAGGGCTGTATTCCTTATTTTCCCAGCGCCGCAATGTGCGTTCTTCGATACCGTAGCTAGCTGCAGACTCTGCTTGAGTGTATCCACGTAAACGTCTTGCAAAACGGAGTATCTCAGCCCCAAGTGGAGCTCTTCTTTGCTTAAAAATCCTATTTGGTGAGTAACTTAACTGCATCAT